ATATAATCTCCATAGATTCGTAAAGGAACGCGCTCCCTGTCTTCTTGAGCGCTAATTAGATAGGCTTCATCTGATAGTTTTTTTAGATAATCAATTAACTCTATCGGTTTTTGCTCTTTAATGGATAATTTATGAGCCAAATCAGCCGTTAAAGGCTCTAAAAACCGACTAGGAACTTCTGGAACATTGGTCAATGCGCCAATATCTTCCGGCATCTCAACTCGGGTATAAAACAAATTGTTATAAAGGGTATTAGGAGTTGGCCATAAAATAATGACGGGATTTATCTGCCTATCTACATAAAAGCTTGTCGGGCGACCCGTTTGGTTTTTTTGAGGAAGAGCGATATACTCTGCCCTGGACATCCTCGTGATGATGGTGTCATTTAAGGCAGTATTAAAATAAAGTTCTTGAATATTTAGGGTTGCGCCGCCCGTTTCTCGAATTCTGAAATATCTTCCTAATGCTGGGGAAGCAATGACAAACCATAATATGATTCCTTGGTTATATGTCTGAGCAAGTGGTGCTCCTACCTCAATCCAAGTATTGTTGTCGTTAGAGTATTCGAACACTAATGTGTAAGTTAATGTCGCATTAGATTGTACGCCAACCATGGCAATGGCATATTGTACCTCGCCCCAGTTATAACCGATGGTCCCATTAGGCGCATTTTGAGTACAAGCGGTTGTAGGATTGTTATCAAAAGCGTTCTGAGCCACGCCAGAACTTGCAAAAGCAGTTCCCCCTAGGTTTCGATTAGAGGTTCTAATGGTTGCTTCTAAAACATCACTGGTAGCCTGTGGTAAGTTATAAGTGTTCTGGTTGTTGTAAAGTGCGAGCATTTCTCGCTTAACTGTCCAGAGGTTGAGTCCTTTATTGACCCAAGAAGTAAGCGTAAAATTTAAAGAACGTTGTGCAGTTTGTATTTTTTGATAAGTTAATAAATCAGGAAGAACACCGACTCTTTCATAAGCATCGGTGATTATTTGTTCGCTTTGAGGCGATTGAAAAGTAAAAGTCCCTGATGTTGCCAAAAAACCATCTCCCTATCTCGGTCCCGAATGTTTTCTGAACCCTTTTAGGGTTTCTGCCAATCTAGCTCTTGCCCTAAGTTTTGGATTCTTAGAATGTTCTGCTTTCTCAAGCTTTGATTCCGGAATCTTTTCTCCTTTTGGAACATGAAGAGATTTATGAAGCGCACCAGGTTTCTTAATGGCATCTCTAATCCAATTTTTCTTTGCTCTGCTCATTAGGTAATTCCTTGCTGTAAAAATGTTGCAGTTAAACTTCCCGACCCAGAGCTGATATCTATACGAGAATATCGAGATGGGGTTGTGTAATTAACCAAATCACCTACAGTAGCATCTGTCATCGATTGAATGGGTTCAAAAATAGCAAGATCGTTATCATCTCTAATCGTTGTAACATCATCTAGAGTTGTCTCAAATGAATAAGTGATTTCTCCAAGCGTTGACACCTGTATGGCTAAGCCTAAAACAGTTGAGTTATAATTGCTATTAAACCATGCAGTGTTTCCAGATTGTCCTGTCCCAATCTCTACTAAATCTGGGTCAAACCCTCCATCAACATGAACTTGTGTAATTGAATCAAATATTTCTGTAGTATAAACGGTAGTGTTATTTGGGCCAGTAACCGGGTCAGAAACTACTATGCTCCCATTAAATGTTCCTGTGACAGTAAATTGAACACCAGTTAAATTTGCTGTAGAATGAATGGATACGTTTCTAGAATAATTTGGAAAAACTACTGTCCCATTAGATGCCATCGTTCCATTTATTAATAAATTTCCAGCTGCATTCATAGTTTGTTGCCCACAAATTGCTGAAGAATCTGTAGCGGGCCACTCGTAAACCCTCGGTTGTGCCATTTATACAGCCCCTATAGTGTCATACCAGATAGTTAATACCAAAGTAGCATCACTGTTTGTCGTATCAATATTTCCCACTGTATTGGACAAATAAAGCCCTTTGTTATCTTGGTCTTGATAAACATCTTGACATCCAACAGGGCCCGTAAAGACGTTGGCTGTTTGATTCAAAAAGGGTATACAGTTTGTCTTGGCTGCCCAAGGACCTTCTGCACGAGAAGCAGAACCATATTCAAGCGCTAAAATAGAGCCCTTTGGCGGATTTAAAGCCTGTAATGTTCCTTTGAAATAAGCAAAAGCAACTTGGTGAACAAAATAAGCTAATCCAACGCCAGGAGGGCTCATTATTAAAGCCGGACTATCGTAGAGTTGTCCGATTTGTGAGGTTATTAATTTAACATATGCCACACTCATTATTGAGTAGCCTCTCCACTATCTTTTGGCAGCCCCTCTTTAATCAAGCGAACAGATTCCGAATAAGCTTGAATTGCTCCGTCTATTTTAGAAAGGTTAGCAATAGTTACCTTTCTATCATTCCTTAGTTTTTTGATTGCATTATTTAACTCATTTAGAAAAGAACTTTGCCTTTGCATTTCTTCTTGCAATTGCTTAGATTTTTCTTCAATTTGAGTGATTTTTCCTTCCATGAATGTTTTCCTTTATTAATTAAACTGTGGCTACTATTGAATACCATACTGTAACAGCTAAATTGCTGGCTGCTCCTCCATTAGCAAAAGCGGCTGTAGCATTAGTAAGACAAATTGGAGCATTAATTGCAGTTGCGCTATTTATCGATGCGGCTGCGGCTCCACTCGCATAAGACAAAGTATTATTAGCAGAAGTTAATGCGGCGGCAGCTATTGTCGATGAAGCAGACAGATTAGCGTTATAGGCTGCGTTAGAATATTGAAGATTGATAGCACCACCATTTATATAAGCCGTTGCGTTTGCATAAGTATAATTAAGTGAAAAAGATTTCACTATGATTGCTAAACCAGCTCCAGGAGCAGCCAATATCTGAACGGCTGCGCCATTCATTGCCTGAATATTAGCTCGAGTCAGGTTAACTACTGTTGAAACAACTCCTCCCAATCCACCCCAAGCTCCATTTTGGTAAAAAACAGGAGAATTTAAAGTACTGTTATACGCCATCATTCCCGCAACTGGCGTAGTAATAGCGTTAATCTGAACAGTGGTCATCCTGGGTAATACTAAACCACCCGTTGTAGATTGAATTTCTAACGCAGCATTTACTGGAACCCCATTAACTTTTGTTAAAGAAGGCGTGGAGTCTTTAGAACTACCCGCAACAGCACCCGTATCCCCAATTAATACGCTGGTAGTAAAGGTGGTGGGAGAGGTTAAATTGATACCCATATCAACACTCCTAAATATTAGGTTCCTGGACTACCATAAGCTGCACGGAAGTTGGAAACTCCGAAGGAATAGCGTTCGACGGCCTTGGCCATTAGGTTATCCGTTGAAAAGTCGGTATAAACGTCTGTTTCAATGGATTCACGAACGTAATGTTTAAAGCCATCCATGGCATCCGTCAAAATAAACCAGGCGTTAGGCGTGGTTAAATATTGATTCACTCTATAACCTTCTGGAATAGAGCTAAGGTTATAAGTAGCGCTTATGTCGTTATTGGCGGTATTCGTTCTAAATGCAGAAGCAA